TTCGTTATTCCAGATAAAGCGAATGCGTTCCTGTATCCGGGTTACGCGGCGTCTGCGTGGTGTCCACGCGGTCCCGTCCGGCGCTTTTTGTGACCGGATACGCGCCTGCTGGGCGCGGCGTAAATCCTGTGCCAGCTTTCTGGCGATGTTATTGATGGCCTGCTGATTCAGGCTGTCGCGGATGGCCTCAAAGGTTTCATCCACGCGGGTGAATGCCTTATCCATCGCTTTCACCCCACGTCACATCCTGGAATACATGCGACCAGTCGCCTTCGGAAGATGGCAGGCGGGGTTTTGGCTCCGGCAGGTGTTCTGCCTGCGGCGTGCCCTGACTGCTGCGCGTGATGCGAACGCGTTCCCGCAGAGGGAGCGTAAACAGGAGATCGGCGCTGTCATCGTCATTGATAACGGCGGAGAATTTGATGTCCTGATTACGCTCCGGATTGAGCAACAACTGTGGCTGATTTTCTGATAACCACGCCAGTAGCGGCAGCGTGAGGTCGTCCAGCTCCCCGGCGTAATCCATGACAAACATCACCATCTGATAGCGGTAAACAAACGAGGGCGTTTCTCCGGTCGTTTCAATGTTGCCGCTCTCCACGAAAATGGTGAATTTTTCCGGGTTGGCCTGACACCATCGGCATGAACGGGTCATGGCTTCACGCAGGGAATCAGTTTTCAGCATGGTTGTTGTCCTCGTTGTTCAGTCGTTGCAGTCTGCGCTGTTCCAGTAATTCAATGGCCCGTTTATCCGCGTTACAGGTTTCCAGTGTATCCAGAAGGCGGTCGCCCCATATACCGAGATTTCCCCATGTGGGAGTATCAGGGAAGGGGGGAGGCATTACCGGTATGGTCAGCGTCTGCGGTATAAGCCGGACTGACGGCGCTGGCCGTGGCGCGTTCTGCGTGCCTGCGCAACCTGTCAGTAAAACGAGCGTCAGGCAAAGCGTGGGCGCATTCATCTTTTGCAATATCGTTGCGTAGCTGTTCACGTCTGGCCTCTCCGTCCTGATTGCGTTGCTGATTTTCCGCGCGGAGTTGTGCCAGCACCTGCTGCATATCCTGTACCCTGGCGCTGATGATATTCAGGGTGTCGACGGTACTTTTCAGGGTGCTGGCCTGCGCTTCGTTTCTGGCGTTCTCCCGGCCCAGTGACCACGACAGACGCATGGATGCTCCCCAGGCGGCAATCAGAAGAAAAGCGACGCCCAGCGTGGGCCAGAGCTTCATGCCGGATAAACTCCGTACGGTAACTGAAAATGCGGTCCGTCTTTCAGGGTCTTCCAGTCGCCGCCCCATTCCACCGGAAGATTCAGTTCCCGGCTGGCCTGTCTGAATGCTGCTGCGATTTTTTCGTACAGCGGCCATTCCCATGACACCTGGCTGCCGATATAAGCCACAACATCCACGGCATGCCCCGTAAGGTGGCGGCTGTTCATGGTCTGGCTCTTACCCGTGGCCACAAGTTGCTTCTGGCGGTAACGGCTGCGCAACCCTTCGGTGATACCAAAATCCACTTCCGAGATTTCCAGTGCCCGTCGGGTCACTTTCACCAGATCAGGATTTACGCCCTGCAAATTCTTTTCGCTCCGGCTGCTGAATTTAAATGTGTTGCTCATTCGTCCTTCTCCTTCACCCTGCGATTAAAGGCCGCAATAACCTTGTCGCGTGCTTTCTCTGCACCCATAAAACCGATTGATGCGCCGATAAACGTCACGGCATCTTCAGGAAACCCGAAGAAGCGCAACGACCCGGCCACGGCCATGGCAAGAACGCCGCACGCCAGCGATCCCGTTACGGTCTGAACCAGTGTTCGTCCGTCATAAAGACTCATCAGCGCGGAAATGCTGACCGCCGCGCCTACTGCATACACCGTTGGCAGGTGGTCAAAGAGCCACGCAATAACCTGCTCTGTGATCCCTGTTTGAATGGTGCTCACTGCTACTCCCCCCACAACTGAATCATTTCTCGTTTCTTCTTCTCCGGCTCCGGCATCTCCACTTCCTGCCCGGCGTCCAGAAATACCTGCTGACAGAGTCCGGGGTTGGCATCCAGCACCTTTTCGGTGACGCCCTGCGTCGTGCCGTAGTACCGAAAACAGAGCGAATCCACGGTGTCGCCTTCCAGTGCCTTCACTTTCATCAGCACAACTCCGCAAAGATTCGCGGGCGGCACAGAATGTCAGAGATGGCCCAGCTCACATCGCGCCACAAATCCGATGTCTGTATATCCAGTGCGTCCGCCCGGCGGTCGCCCTTGTCCGTTGTGTCCGCATCGCGGTAACGCTCCAGAATCAGGGCGCGTGTGGCGGTGTAAACCGCATTGCGCCAGTGCCAGAGATTGACGCTTTCTCCGTTAATTACGGGTGCCGGAACATCGGCCAGCGTCTGATGGCCAGCCGCCTGCTGTTCCTGCTGCCACGCTTCCAGCTCGCGGGTAACGTGTGCCACGGCCCCGGTGGCGGTATGCAGCAGGCGGAAGGTGGTCACACGGCCCGGCAGTCGTACCGCCAGACGCAGCTCACGCAGCACAATATCCGGCCAGAATGCACCTGCTGAAATACGGGTATCACCATCATCGGTATCGGTGATGTCGTCCTCTGCGGGTCTGGGTTCAGTTCTGGCAACCATACTCATGGGGTTCACTCCTGAAAAAAATCGGGCGGTGGGTGCGCGATGTAAACGGTCACGGAGTCAGACCGGAACACCGCGCACGCCGCCCGCTGACGGGGTCAGTCGTTAACCGCGCTTCGCCTTCTGCGTCGCGGTGGTTTTTCGTGTTGCAGGCTTCCGCGTTGTCTTTTTACTTTTGCTGCTTTCGTCCTGCGCCTGCGGTGTGCTGGCATCTTCTGGTGCGGCTGCGGAATCGGCTTTTTTCAGGGCGCGGGAAAGGGTTGCAATCTCGCGTTTCACACCTGCGTTCGGGTTCAGGTGCATCGCTTCGCGCAGCAGCTTCAGTGATGAGGCCATGCTGTCCGCATCGGTCAGGCCACGGCGGGCAAAGGCGCACGCTTTGCATAATTTGGCGCGCACTTCGTCCGGCATGTCCTGGTCGGTGACAATCTCCCGGAGGGTGTCCAGTGGTTCGATAAAGGCGGACAAATCCGCGTCGGCATCCGTCCCGGCCTGCGTCAGTACCGGATTACAGATTTCTTCGGTCAGTACCGTGGCAGCAGTACGTCCAAAGTTATCCGGCATGATGAGGTTGTGACGGACCACATATGCACCAATACGCAGCGCCAGCGGAAGATCGCCACAGTCAATCGCCCACACCATCAGCGTGGCAATCACTTCATCCTGCTGCCCGCCGTCAGCCTCCAGCGTTCCCTCAATCCAGCCGGAAAAATCCGGCAACAACTCTTTTTTGATGGCGGCTTTCGCGCTTCTGGCCTGTACGCCCTTAAGCCGGGCTTGTGCCAGACGCAGACGATACAGCACCTCTTCATGCGCGGTACGCGCGGCATGGTCCACGCCTTCATTCGCCCGGCCTGCGCGCTGTGCCATCACGTTCTGCCAGTGTTGCTGTGCAGGAGTAATCATTTTTTCTCTCCGTTACAGGCGGGCATGATGCCCGCCGTGAGGTGATTAGCTGTCGGCGAACTTCAGGCCAGTGACCATCGCGCACTTGCCATAGTCTTCAACGACATAAGCGTCATTGATGGACTGGTAGGTGGCGATGCGGTTGTATTCCGGTTCGTCTTTCATCAGACGACGCATTGAACCTTTCTGCCAGTAAATCGACAGGTTGTTGAACGAGGTGATCAGCATCGTTGAATCCGGGAAGAACGGCGCAAGGAACACGCCCAGCCCGCCAATGGTGCGCGATGACAGAATGAGCTGCCCGGCGAGTAATTCCGCATTAGGATTCTGGCCGCTGATGCTGTTCAGCACGGGCAGACGCAGCGAGTTAAACAGGTTGCGCCCCATAATCACCACGAGGTCGTCAGCTTCCTTGTGCCATTCATCCAGCAGGGATGAGCGCGCGTCCTGTACCAGTGCATCAGCGTTCGCATACTTACCCGCGTGCGCCACGGTGTTGTCCATGTTACGGGAGGTCAGCGTCACGTCATTCATAACGCGTTCGCTGGCGTCGGTTCTGATGTGCTCCAGCCACCCCACGTTAACGTCCTGAAGCAACTTGTTGGTGCTGAAGTTGGACTCATCCGCGTGAGACGTGCCGTTGAAACCGATCATGATGCGGTCAAGTGCCACCTGTCGGGCAATCTGTGCGCTGATGCGGGACTGAAAATCAGGGTGTGCCGCCCAGGCATCAAGCTGCGGATATGAAATAAACGTGTCGTAGTTCACCTGTTCGCACTGGTATTTGCGGTTTTTCAGATCAACCACATTATTCGGGTTACGGCGTTTTGTGCCGTCATAACTGGTATTCGTGCGCGCAATCGGCCCGGTGGTATCCAGGAGGATTTTTTCGCCTTTCTGGTCGGTCACGCCGATCACGTTAATTCTTTTTGTAAATTCGGTGCTTTCCTTTGAGGCGTTTTCAAAACGCTGCTGTACCGAGGGTTCCACGGTAAATCGCGATACCAGTGCGGAAACCGGGATATTGTTAAGCGACGCCTGCTGCGCCATATAGCAACCCAGCTTGTTGCGGGTAATATCTGACATCACCAGATTCATAAAAAATTTGCTCCTTTGTCTTATCAGAAGTCAGCCAGCTGGTCGGAGGCTGCGCCCGTTGCGGTGAACCGGTTCTGCGGATCGCCGTCCTGCGTGCGCAGTTTTTCCTTCAGTGCTGTCAGCTCTGTGGTCAGTGACGTGATTTTCTGGCGGTCCTGCTGATGGCGGGTTTCCAGCACATTAAAACGGTCGATAATGTCGGCCTGTGACGTTGCGACGCCTTCCACCGCTTCCTGAATACGGGAAAAACTGGCGTCATCCGCTTTGCGGCCACGACCAATAATCCCCATTACGCGGTTAAACCACTGGGTGCCTTCTTCCTGGCGTTGTTCTGCCATTTCGATGATTTCAGACTCGATGGCTTCGGAGATAAGCGGTGCTTCACCCTGGATACTGTTGAACGTCATCACCGCCTGACGTTGCTGTGCCGTGAATTTCAGGCGCTCAGTGCCCAGGCTTGCCGGGGTGTCGGTCATCGCCAGCCCGACCAGATAGGCGCGCCCGTTAACGGAGAACTGCGGGTGCAGTTCGATACTGGAATAGATTTTCTTGCCGTCAGCGACAAGCTGCTTCATGCGCTCGGTCGGTTCGATTTCTGCATACAGCGCAGTACGTCCGGCCAGCGGGCCTTCCGTAATATCTTCCGTACTCAGCGCGGTGACATCGCCCATTGCGGAAAATTCGCTTGACGGGCATGGCGAGAGATAGTGCTCAACGTTCACGCGGGCAGCGTAAACATCCGGGTTGAAGTTCTCGGCGGCTTCACGCAGATGTACCGGGCTGATTTCGCGGCCATCAACAGTTGATCCGGAGACAGCCACGCGAAACTTTTTGCGGGATGTCTTTTTTTCATTAGCCATAGTTTTTGCCCCTCTGACTGGTTCTTCAGTCATGATGGCAAAGCGTAACAGGCTGATACAAAGGGCTTTTGTTGTAAGAAAACGGCCAGAACAGGGGGTTAAGGAGAACGGTTTCGCGCGCGGGTAATCTTCCTGTAATTACTCAGGGGGAGCAATGATTCAGGACGCTTTTGTGCGCCAGCGTGCGCGGCAACTTTACTGGCAGGGTTATCCGCCCGCAGAAATATCACGTCTGATGGGAATAAACCCGAACACGGTTTATGCGTGGAAAAAACGCGACCAGTGGGATGAAACGCCACCCGTGCAGCGTGTCACGCAGTCCATCGATGCGCGCCTCATCCAGCTTACTGAAAAACAGAATAAAACAGGCGGTGACTTTAAGGAAATAGACCTGCTGACCCGGCAGCTTAAAAAGCTGCATGATGGCCAGCCGGATGTGATGGCCGCAGGAAAGAAAGGCCGGGCGAAAAAACTTAAAAATCATTTCACGCCGGAGCAGATTGCCGCACTGCGGGAAAAAATCATCAGCAGGCTGGAGTGGCATCAGCGGGGCTGGTTTGACTCCCTGACCCTTTGCAGTGAAGCCGGGATACGTAACAGGATGATCCTGAAATCCCGACAGATTGGGGCGACCTGGTATTTTGCACAGGAAGCACTGCTGATGGCGCTGCGTGACGATGTGGCACAACCTTACCAGCGTAACCAGATTTTTTTGTCTGCGTCGCGTCGTCAGGCGTTCCAGTTTAAAAGCATTATTCAGAAGGCCGCGGCTGAAGTTGATGTGGAGCTGAAAGGGGGCGATAAAATCATCCTCTCCAACGGCGCAGAACTGCATTTTCTCGGTACTTCTGCTGCGACGGCACAGTCCTACACAGGCAATTTTTATTTTGATGAATTTTTCTGGGTCAGTCGCTTTGCTGAACTGCGCAAGGTGGCTGGCGCTATGGCAACCCTCAGCGGACTGCGGCGCACCTACTTCTCCACGCCATCCACCGAAACGCACGAGGCATACGTCTATTGGAACGGCGACCGCTGGAACGAGAAAAAGGCCGCGCATAAACGCCAGCGTTTTTCTGTGGACTGGAAAACGCTGCATAACGGACTTATCTGCCCCGACCGGACGTGGCGGCAAATTGTCACGCTGGAAGATGTGGTTAATCACGGCTGGAAACACACCGATATTGATGAAATTCGTGATGAAAACACCGAAGACGAGTTCCGCAATCTCTATATGTGTGAGTTTGTCCGCGAAGGGGAATCGGCATTTAACCTGAATATCCTGATTGGCTGCGGTGTTGATGGATACGACGACTGGAAAGACTGGAAACCTTTTGCTCCCCGCCCGATGGGGAATCGTCCGGTATGGATTGGGTATGACGCAAACGGCAGCAGTGGAAACGGCGACAGCGGCGCGGTGTCCGTGGTGGTTCCTCCGGCTGTTCCTGGTGGCCGTTTTCGAACGGTGGAGACGCGACGCGTTCAGGGGCTGGAGTTTGAAGAACAGGCCAGAGTCATTGAAGAGTTCACGTGTCGCTACAACGTGGAACACATCGGCATTGATGCGACTGGCGGGCACGGGGATGCCGTTTATCAGATAGTGAAACGGTTTTTCCCTGCTGCTATTCCGTACACCTTCACGCTGTCATCAAAACGGTCGCTGGTACTGAAAATGCTGCAAATAATGCGTGCCGGGCGGTGGGAATACGATCGTGCCGAACGCGAGCTGGTCGCGGCCTTTAACGCCGTGCGTAAGGTGAAAACACCGGGCGGCTTTATCACTTACGAAACGGACCGAGCGAGGGGGATCAGCCACGGCGACCTTGCGTGGGCAACCATGCTTGCTGTCATTAATGAACCGATTGGCGGCGAAGGAGAAAACGAGCGTTTCACGGTTATGGAGTTCTGATGAGCAGAAAAAATAAAAAAGTGCGCATGAGTTCACGCATTGATCTCGCTGATGCGCTCAGGAAAGAATCATCGCTCAGTGCATTCACATTTGATGGTCCTTATCGCCTGACCGGGCATGACCTGCTGGACAATATGTACTGTGCTGATAACGGGCGGTGGTATGAAACCCCGGTGGACTGGTACGGTCTGGCAAGAGCTGCCCGGCAAACGTCCTGGCATCAGTCTGCGCTTTACTTTAAGCGCAATGTATTGCTCGGCTGCTATATTCCGCACCCGCTGCTTTCCCGGCAGGATTTCTCGGCGCTGGCGCTGGACTGGTTTGTGTTCGGTAACGCATTCCTTGAGCTTCGGAGCAATATGCTCGGCGAACCGCTTAAATTACGGCACGCCCTGGCGAAATACATGCGACGCGGAAGCGATCTTGAATCATGGTGGTATGTGCAGGATGGCAAGGACGCGTTTCAGTTTCGTCCTGGCAAAGTGTGCCACCTGATGAATCCGGATATTAACCAGGAAATCTACGGCATGCCGGAATATCTTGGCGCATTACTCTCGGCCAGCCTTTCTCATTCGGCGGACATGTTCAGAAAACTGTACTACGACAACGGATCCCACGCCGGGTGCATCATCTACATCGGTGCAGCGCAGGTAAACCGCGAAAGCATGGACTCCCTGAAAGAAACGCTACAGGGGGCACGTGGTGGTGGTGCGTTTAAAAACGTGCTCATTCATGCGCCCAACGGGGGCAAAGAGGGGGTGCAAATTTTGCCGTTCCAGCAGATCACCGCAAAGGATGAGTTCATGAATGTTAAGGCGGCATCCCGTGATGATGTGCTGGCTGCGCACCGCGTTCCGCCGCAACTGATGGGGGCGATGCCGGGCGAAAAAAGTGCGTTTGGTGATGTGGAGAAGGCCGCGCGGGTTTACGCAATTAACGAGCTGATGCCCGTCATGGAGGCCATGAAGCACATCAATGACTGGCTTGGCGAAGAGGTGATCCGCTTTAACCCTTACGCACTGTTAGATACCCAGCCCACATCCTGACGCGCTTCGCTTGTCTGCTGCTTCGCCGGGGCATAAAAAATTTATGCCCCGACTCTCCAGCTCCTGTATCAGTCAGATAATTTCACGACGCTTTCCTGCTTATTGCCATCATCGACGGTCAGATTCTTACGCAATCCCACTGCGCTGACTGCATGTTCTCGCCGCCTCAGTGCGATTTTGACGGCCTTACCTTTCACCCCATCAAACCAGAATCCCTCACGTATTTTTCACGCTCAGCGTGAGAAATACGGCCATTCTGTCGTGTCGCTGCGACATCGTTAAGGGAACGCTATTTACCCCCTGAAACGCGGGCTGTTCCCCCGTCACCTGCGCGCAGAAAAAACGCGTTTTTTTGTGCACGCACGGATCCTTGACGGATCCAGCCGCCACGCGGGCCGGAAGGGCAAAAAGTCGTTCAAAAAAATTGTGCAAATTTGTGCACTATTGTGCAGTATCATTACAGGATGTATATCGCTTCAAATGTGCTATATTTGGTCACATAAAGACAGCGAAGAAGATGTACTTATCCTTGTCGGTGTGGCTGCACGATATAGCCTCATCATTGTATGTGTATGGTAGGCGTGATAGCTTACCCCAACAGATTTGGGGGAGGTGGTTGACAACTGTAAAACCATCTCCATGTTAAAAGTAAATTAGTGATGTTTAAATGATTGAAAAGAGGAGACTAACTATGACCGTACGCCGCATCTATAGCGAAGAAAACTGGGACGTTTAACTCCTGTTTTTTTAGAGTAGTTTCAGTAGAATGGGGGCTTTGGCTCCCATTTTTTATGGTTAAATACAATGGATCTAGTTCTTTCTGCCCTTAGTTATATAGGAAAAATTTTTTCCAGTATTTGGGAATCCAGCCCTACGTTTTATCCAGGAGCTGCGGGTGCGCTTATTGCAGTGATTAGCATACGAAATCAAAGAAAAACGTCGCGCGAAAAAAATTCGTTGGATTTCGAGGCTGCATATAAACGTAACAAGGACATAGTCGATGCGTGGTCAGAAGTGCTACGTATTCATAAGGATCGCCATAACTTTCCGATCGCTGATTGGGGAAAAGAGGAATATTCTCAAACGGATGGAGCAAAAGCATTAAAACTCATTTTTAATGAGTGGGAGCGTTGTGCTAATGCCGTGAATAACGGTTTGTATGATGAGCGGTATCTATATCGTGTTTATGGTTCTACCTTAATCTTTCTTGATGTCCATTTTGAACCTTATATGGAAGAGTGCCGCAAGCGTAATCCGAGGTTTTACCGGAACTTAAAATGCCTTGCTCTTCGATGGCGTGTTCGGCGAGCGTATGAAGATCAGGAAAACGATAGCAGGGAATACCAAAAACTACTTAATGAGGCTAAGCGATTGGTAGATAAATTGCATACTAAATTCTGATTTAGCATGCTTTGTGCATCAGGGCGAACTCGCCCTGATGTTGTGTTATTCAGGAAACAACGCCCGGATATTCCCAGCCATCTGACTGGTTATCTGTGCGGTTGGTACTGGCTGTGACAAGGGGCGCTCTGTCCTGGTTTGTGTCACTGATAACGCCTCATCGTCAGCCCATGCAGCCAGTCGGTAAGCCTCTGCTGGATTCATTTTCAGAAGTGCCAGCCCGGCCAGAAAAGCTACGCGTTGGCCGCTTTTGCGGGCTTCTGGTGTAAGGCTGTCCAGCCAGGCGCATGCTTCGCCTTCGTTCTTGACGGCGGCGGGCTTCAGATAGAAACTTATCCGTCTGGTTGGAGTCGTCATTGGTTTACTCCTTGTCCATTGCGTACAGCCCATTAACCAGAGCAAACTGTGGCACCCCGTCCGCGATGAAAGTCGCATTAACTCCGCAGGCTTCGCGGATAGCGGGTGCCACAATCTCCGCCCCTCCACCGACAACCATCACCCGCCCGTAACCCGAAAAACCCGCCAGCGCGCGGATCACGCGTTGTTTCAGTGTTTCTTCCTTTTCACGAATAACCGCCATCAGGCTGGCGTAATGCGCGTCATTGTGGATGTGCTGGCGCAGCCAGGCTTCATCATGGCGATGTTCGATAATGGTATTGGCGATGTGGTGACTGGTGCGCATACCGTTAGTGGCCATCNCCGACAGTACGGCATCGGCCATCAGAGAAACGCCTACGTGTGGATCGCAAAACACCTGGCTGATACCTGCCAGTTGTCCCTGAACCTTTGCCACATCCAGCGTGGTTCCGCCTAAATCCACAATCAGCAGGGATTCAAACGGACTCATGTCAGCCAGTGCTTTAAAGCCAGCCGGAATGGATTCAGGCATAACCCGTACGTTACGGATAGTGAATGCTTCGCCGTTCTGGTACTCCACTGGGCGCATGACGTTCGCTTTTTTGCGGTTGATGTTGGCCATGTCCGGCTGTGCGTTTGTGTCGAAATACTCGCTCAGTGGCAGGGTGACAACCACATCCACTTCCTGTGGTGTGATGCCTGATTTGACCAGCGCGTGATGAATGGCAATGACATTCACATCGCTGTACTGGTATTGCGTGTCGGTCGTCTGGACAAAGCGATCGCTGACCGGATCAAAACCATAGCGCACGCCATCAAGCATGTAGTTCGCGGGCTGCGTGCCACCGAACGGCGCAGACCATTCCGACTTGAAGCTGTTCGGGCTGATGGCGTTGCGGCGTTCGCCGTTCTCAGTCCATGCCAGCTTGATGTTGGTGGAGCCGTCGTCGATACAAATTTTCATGTCGCTTTTCCTTATGTTGATTAATTAATCGTTTACGGGATTCTGAAATCCTGTTTTTGCCTGTTTTGTGCGCGCTTCATATATCGCTGCGCGTTTTTTGCTCATTTACGGGATTTGTGAATCCTGTTTTTGTCTGTTTTTCCGCCTGTAAGGCGGCACTGCGTCGTGCTTCGCGCACTTCCTGAAGGAGGGCTATCAGCTCACGTTCTTCAATCTGAACCGGCCTGAAGTCGTCATACTGCGCCAGCATTTCGGTGATGCGTTCATCAGAGACCTTTGTGCACCGGGTTACAGTAATGACGTCCACCAGAGGTTGCGGGTGGGTTGCTTTCCACTGCCGTTCGGCTTTCTCAATCATCAGTTGCCATACCGGGTAACGCTCGAAGAGGGTGCGTTCGACAGGTGTCCTTTCCCTTCCGACAGATTCAGTACCGTCATCATCAAACGACGCCAGTCCACGGCAACGGCAGCAGATGTGATCTGAAAAATAAAATTTTTCCTTGTAGTGCAGCTCCCGGCCGCACTGGCGACAATATTTAATCACTGAGATTCATCTCCCTGATGTCTGTGTTCTGTGACTGCGGGTAAAGCCTCCACGCCGATATTCCTGAGCATGTCCACGTAGTGTGCGAGCGGGTTGTACCTGATTTCAGTTGCGCTGATGCCATGATTGCGGCTCAGGCGTTCCCAGATGCGGCTCACCTTCCTGTCTGTGCGCTGATCGCGACGGTGTGTCAGTCTGCCGTCAGTGACTTCCAGTACATGGCCATTAATACGCAGCATTCCCGTCTTCATCAGGTGCTGTATATGTTCATCGCTCAGTTTTATGCCCGGTTCCCCGGCTGATTTTCTCCATTCAGTGGCAGGTGATACTGGTATGTCTGGCGGTTGTTTATGCCCTGCCATCCGGTCAGGTGTATCACCGCTGCTGGTATTTACTGGTTTTTCACGCAGCGAACGCATCAGCGCCCGGCGTTCGTGCCGTTTCAGTGAGCGCATCCATTCATTCACTTCAACGCCGTCAGGGAACTGCGGCCACGGTGCTGACCGTTCTTCCGGCTGTTCTGTCCCGTTGTTGTCTGTTTCCTGTACACGGGGACAGTTATTGCCACGAGTCCAAGGGGCGGCAGGGCCGCCCTGAAGGTCAAAACCATTTTCGCGGGCGCTGTCTTCCGCTTCCGGTTTACGTCTTACCAGCTTCCAGTTATCCGGATGTGTGCACACACGGGAAGACTCCCCGATGAGTGGTGACCAGATCCCGTAAATCTGTACGCTCTGTTCGCCGTAATCGTTCAGCTCATCTGCGAGGTCGTAGGCGGTGCGAATCAGGTAGTCTTTGCGTGGAACAAGTACGCCGCCCTGTTTTTCAATGTAGGAGGCAAAACACCCGGCATCAGCGGCAGCGAGCACTGCATCCATTGCGTCATCCTTCAGCTGTTGCGGGCCTTCCGGGTTGCGTGCCATCTGGCTGGCAAGGCGGCGCAGTTCACGCCACACCTGACGGGAGGGGATGCCAAAGAACTGGAACTGGCGGACCCGGTGAAGGCGCGCCCAGCCGATGGCGCGCTCCACGCTCTCGGCCATTGATTTTCCGGTTTCGTGGTCAACGCGTGGCTTGCCCGTTTTCGGGTCGATACCATCCACGGCGCGGCTGTCCAGGTTCTTTCCGATGTAGGTGGCGATGTAGCTGGTTGGCGTGCCTTTTGAGCCGTCGACGTACTCCGCTTTAAAACGCGGAGTTATGTCATCGCCCAGCTCGTGGCGGTCTTCCTGAATGGCAATATCGCAGACGTGGGACACGATGATTTCAATCTCGTCCGGATGTGCAAAGACCATCATATGCCAGTGCACAGTGCCGTCATGGTGAGGCTCCACCGTGCGGATGCCATACCAGCGAAGACCGTCGCGGTTCAGTTTTTTGCGGACCGCCGCAAAAAACGTGTTAACCAGGTAATCGCTGGAGTCGCGCATGGTGGCCCCGTTCCATTTGGGATTCGGATGACCGTTCTCCGTTGTTGCGTGGTATTTTGACGGGCAGGTGACAGTCAGAAACACCGCTCTGTCGCCACGGGCTTCGGCCAGAAGTTCCAGCCCCTTCATGGTGGCCATCATTTCTGCCTTACGGTGAACCGGGTTACTTACTCCCGCGTAATACACCGTCTCGAGATCAATCGTGAACCCGTCTTCATTTTCCAGCATGAAACTTTTCAGGAAATCGCGTGTTTTCTCGCGCTGTGCGCGAAACTCGCTTAATGCGTCCTGGCTCAGATAGGGCGATGTTTTTCTGGAAACCAGACAGGCGGCGCGGAGTTGTTCTTCTCTCCACTCGCAACGTAACAGCCATAGTTTGCGTTTCCACCATTCCGCACAGGTCAGGCGAAGGATTGCGCCCGGCAGCAGCTCTGTGTCCGGTTCGTTCCTCCGGTCTTTATCTGTTGTCAGTGCGTCATAATGTGGAGGCATGATGTGCAGGTGTAACGCCATGCGGGCCAGCATCTGATACGTCTTCAGCGTTACATCCATGGTCAGTTCGCCATCGGTCGCGCCAAAGCCATCGCAGAGTTTTTCGAAGGTGCTGCTGAACATCGCCGCCGTCATGGTGGCCAGCGTCTGTATCTGGTGTTTGTTGAGCTGCGGCAGGTAAAGCAAATCGTCCAGGCGTTCGCGTCCGGCAAGGGAGCGATAACCCGGTGTCAGCCAGCGTCCGTCAGTGCGATCCAGACGTTCGAATATTTTGCGCAGGGTTCCGCGTGCATAGCGTTCCGCCTGCCAGCTCTTTTTGCCTTTCCGGCGATCGGCTTCCTGTTTTTTGCGCAGGAAGGAGAGGTGGCGAATAAGCGGATCGCGCAGATAGGACGGCAGCAGGCGCAGCGAGGCCATGGCTTCATCCACCGCGCCGCGTGCCTGTTTTCTGACGTCTCCTGCCAGTGTGATAGTTTTGTCCTGTTTTTCCTGTGCATCCAGGCTTTTATTAATCAGGTTGCCCAGCGGCGTGGCGGAGAACGCCGCATCAGCCTTTTCCTGTCGGCGCTCGTTCTCTGCCCGGTAGGCATCCAGCCAGGAGGAAAGCGCGGATTCAGGTGCGGGGATCCCCGTTCCTTCACGCCCCACTGCGTGGCGCGGTTGTTGCCAGTCCCTGATGTACTCTGTCGTCATACTGATTTACTGCGTCATACCGTTCAGGGTGTCACGGCAAACGGCAGCCAGCCGCTGAATTTCCAGCACGGTGTCTTCTGTGTCGGCATGGCGATGTGTGATGCGGATGCTGTCGGCAATCACATCGACGATTGCAGAGGATGGGCGCTGGTAAATGCCAATAACGGACGGAGTGCCACCTTCAATGCAGTAAAGCCTGTAATTTCCCTCGTGGCTGTCAATCATGTAGCGACCATCAATAACAATCTTTCCTTCAGCGAGCTGCGGTACAGGCAGGGATTTCAGGTACATGTCATAACGTTCACGCACGCGAACGGCAAGATCACGCTCTGTGTTGAGCAGGTATTCAAGAAAGTCGTTGGCGAGAATCATTGCGGCAATCCTCTTGTTACAGATGTGCGAAGGCCTCCCGCCGCAAGGTGCAGGAAAGGCCCGGAACAGGAATTAATGGAGTTTGTTTTGCTGCTGGATGAGCTGCTGAAGCTCGCGCAGATCATCCGCCAGATAACTGAAAACAGCGGATGAGTAGAGGTTTGAAAGTTCGCAGCTACGCTCATGCAGCATATTGATGTGCATGATTTTAGCGACGCGGAATGCGCGGGAAAGTCTGCGGTTGATTTCAGTCTGGATGTGACGACGCTCCGCGATAGCGCGGTGCTGTTTGCGGTTTGCCATGGTGTGGCCTCTATGTGTGTAAGTTTTGAAAACTCACCATCCAGAGCTGCGAAACTGTGGGTGGCGAGACGTACGAGGTTCGCAGTACCGGCAAACATAGAACCCGGCCCGACCGAAGTCGGCCCCGTACGCCCCGCCATAATTCGTGTGCGAAAAAAACGTGGCGATACAGTACGCACAAAAAAACCGCTGGCGCGGTTGTGCGCTATGTTTGTCAGCAGGCTGCGAAACCCGGCACCCGTTTTGTGAGGTGCAGCGGAAATGTAACCTGACTGATTGCGGCATGGCAAGCGGTTTTTTTGTGTGTACATAGTGGTTACTCAGTCCGGTAGTAGTTCGCAAAGCACGGTATCAGCGGCGGTATATCGTGCGTAAAGCCTGGCGGGGACCCATCTTTTAAGGGATATCCCGGTCGTGTCCCGGATGTGCTTCCTGATTTCGCTGAATGTCATCCCCTTCTCATCACGCAGTTCAGTTACCAGCTCCACCAGGTGATCGCTGTATCTGGTTCTGTGGTGGAGTTCCCCGTATTTCCTGAACCGATACCCTCTTTTTCTCAGGTTCAGTTCTACCGTGGATGGCGAGCGCCCCAGCTCATTCGCGAGTTCCCGGATGGTTTTTGTGTGGCGATTCCTGATGAGCATGCTGAGTTCTTTTGTACTCAGTGGAGTTTGTTTGGCGTGAATAACCCCCTGAGAGAGCAAAAGACGGATGCGGCTTCGTATTGCTGACTCGGTTCTCTGAAAGTGCTTTGTCAGCTCCGGCGCTGTGTGGGAGTGGTATAACGTGGCTAAAAGTTCATCCTCCTGCTGTGTCCATGGCTTTACATGTGCCGGAGCCACACCAGGCGTACCCATTGGTTTGAGTTTCATTGTGATTTACTCCCTTACTGGTTAAGGAAAAAATCGAAAACGTTGTCGATGCGCATCGTGAGTTCGCGCTGCATCGCTTCTGGTGTTTCTGGTTCGCCTGGTGATCCAAATCCAGCGAAGAAATCACCGATCTCGCTTTGAATGAGTTCCTTTAGTGTTGGCGGGGAGCTCAGGCGTGTGCGGCGATGTCTGCGTGTAATTCTCCTTCTGTTCATCCGTGTGACTCCTGTACCTGCCGGACAGGGCTCACACGGAATGGCAGTGATTTTTGGGTAGACATTCTTTGCACGGCAGTCGCCAGTTCACGTAGTTCCTGATGGTTGATGGTGCTCATGCTCTGACTTCCTTCAGTAGCTGGTTTAACATGTTGGTAAGTGGATTGCCGCACCCGAACGGCATCGGGTTTATCTGGTAAGAAAAGCGACCGCCTGTTTTGCGCTCTTTTCTTATGACTGAACCGCTGCGCCAGAGTCGGCGTAACTCCGCATTAATGGCTGTGGTTGGGGTATTCAGCGCGGCGGCGATTTCTCCACCGCTACAACCCGGATTGGCGGCGATATAGTCCAGAATGGTCATCTGCGTGACTCCTGTACCTGTCGGATAAGGTTCACCTGCACCACGTTGGTGGCGCAGAAGTAAGTGTCGTCAGTGAGATAAATGTGATGCGCGTCAGGTTGCGAACGGTGACGGTCGAGCGTTTTAATCAGCCGTTCGTCAACTTCGTATTCACGCCCTCTGGATGTGAAACGAATGACGGAAAAACGTTTAATTGCCATTGCGCCCCCTTTGTCCAGTAACCCTATGCGTTAAATACGGTGCGCTGTGCGTCATCAATGAATGCGACTTGAGAGCGCTCTATCAGGCGGAGATTTGTCAGAATTTCTGATTCCCTTATGGGGTGAGGAGTGATCAGGTATTTATCCTGTAATCCGGCGATAATGGTGTATTGCTGTGGCTCCGAGCCAATTGTGTAAATAAGGCGTCCGGTGTTAGACAAATCCAGCCCGGTGACTGGTTGTGTTCTGAGAACCGTTAGTTCAGCATCCTGTTTTTCGATAATTTCGGCTGCTTCGGCCGTGACTCTTGCGACTATCAGTGTGTGGGTTGCGACGTCCATATGATTATTTGCTATGGCTTTTTTCGCTACTTCGTTTTCTGTCTTTGAAATTTCTTTCAGTGCTCTGATGATACCTTCTTCTTTTGCGTGCATTTTTGTATCTCCATTATTTGCGTGTGCGAATACCTCCGTTAATACGGATGGTTTTCACGTTTTCTTATTTAATTTGATGTTTTATTTGTATCGTTATTCACCAGTGAAAAAGCGTTCAATCTTTTTTACTGAATTAATAATTCGCATAATCCCGATTGCGCAGGCCACCGAAATAATCAGAATAAGCCATGACATAAATATGCTCATACGATATTCCCCAGTTTATACGGTTCAATGCGTTCACCGCATTCTGCAGCGCAGACGAGTTCGGAAAGCTCGTTAATCGCATCCAAATCGTCGGCGTAAAAAGCCACGTCATAAAGGCTTCTGATTGCCCTTGCTAATGAATCATGGGCTGCGTGTTCTGCCTGGGCCCCTGATGTGTTTAGGCGAAAATAAAAACGCTCAAGTGCTTTATTGATAAGAGCTTTATATTCTTTGTCCATCGCACACCCTTTAATCTGCCTTCTGGATTTCTGCTTCTGAATCCATACAAATAATTTCGATATAGGGTTTATCGCCATTAACCTGACGTGCCTTTTCAGCTTCGCTAATGATTTCTCGTACGGTCTGGTACGGAAGTTCCACAAGCAGCCGTGTGCCGTTCAGATAAATGTAAGTGGCTTCGGCGGCTCCGTTTTTACCCGCAGGAGTCACTCCATCAATAGCGGATGCGCGTAATAACAGTTCACCGCGAAAATCAATAAAACGGATAAATACACCTTGTGCATGCTCTTTGGTCATAAAGCACCTGTTATAAATCAGCCTGTTTAATAAAACTTTGCCCACGAAGCAGACGATCAACCGTGCGAAGTGCTTCGTATAATGTGAAATCCTGTCCGAACTGATTGTCGCCGCTGCTTAGTGCAAAAATGCGGTTTCCGGTAAACGGATTGCGTGGGCATTTGTGGACTACGATTCCAGCTTTCTCAATCAGCCAGGTGTGCTCGCCGATTTGTTTTACGGGATGTCCATCAGGTGTGGCGTGTGTTTCGCTCAGGCTGTAGCGAGAGTTGCTACGTGATGCACTGGTAGCGAAACGGTTAGCATGGCGTTCCGCACCATTACGAAAGCGTGAATTACGTTGCTGTTTCATATCAAAACTCCCTGCATCTCATGCAGCAAAATTAAGAAAGCCTAATCCCAAATCTTCCGCCAGCTTCTTGGCTTTATTAAGCCAGTGATTGCGCCAATCTTTACGCTCAGGAGGAAGTTGTTTCGTTGCGTCATAGACCATTTCGAGCCACTCGTTCCATAGGATGAGAAGGCGGCGTGAACTTCCTTCCTCGCCTAAAACTTCACGCTCAGTGGCCAGAGGGATGAGCCGACGTTCCACCAACTTTCTTACGGCTGATTCGGTCTTGCCCGTGCGGCGGGCAAATTCATCGACGGTGATGGGGTCTGGGATCTTAAACAATGCCCTCAATAGTTCTTCATTCATGTGATAATCTCCCTGTTTGGGGTATAGGTGAGATATTTACCCCATAGTTCAACTCATTGTTTGCATAATGCACTACATATTTGGAGAATGCAATATGATTTTGGAGATTGGTGAAAAACTAAAACTAATGCGTGAAAGTGAGCGCATTACAAGTCGCAATGAGGCTGCGGAGTTAATAGGTATTCCGCATAACGCGCTATGGCGTTATGAGACTGGCGAATCCATACCCAAAGGGGATGTAATGATGAAAATCTTAAATTGCCCGCGGTTCGAAAAATATGCCTTGTGGTTTATGACTGGAAAAATTGCGCCTGAATCCGGGCAGGTAGCTCCGGCTCTCGCACACTATGGGCAAGAGCCAACGGACTTACCCCCATCCGAAAGGAAAATTGGTTAACCCTTTATTATTCTTACGTTTTACAAACTGGGAATGTCTTTCCTCGTTTCACCGGAGGGCTTGCCAATGGCAATTAAGGCACTCGATGGTGGACGGTATAAAGTGGATGTTAGACCGCGTGGCCGAAGTGGACGTCGGATTCAGCGGATTTTTAAGAAAAAGGCAGATGCAGTGGCCTTTGAGCGCTATGTTCTCAGCCACATGCACGATAAGGAATGGCTTGAAAAGCCAACAGAGCAACGTCATCTCTCAGATCTGCTTCCATTATGGTGGGAATTGGGTGGACGCAATAAGCCATATGCTAACGGCGTTCTAACCAGATTGAAAAAAATCATCAAAGAAATGAATGATCCAAGGGTTAGCCAGATTAATGCTCGTTTCATGGCAGCTTATCGAAGCTCCCGTTTATCCTTAGGAGTAAAAGAATCTACTGTTCGGCGTGATGAGTCGGATCTCGGAGGAATGTTTACACTCCTGGCAAATGCCGGGGAATTTCACGGAGAAAATCCACTCCGCGCCCTCCCCTCTTTGAAACGAAAATCACCCGAAATGACGTACCTCACCACGGAAGAAATCGCCAAATTGCTGGATGCAGTAAGCGGTGATGCCCGGCGGATTACGCTACTTTGTCTCAGTACTGGGGCGAGATGGGGAGAAGCGAAAAATCTGCGCGCGGAACACATCATCAATAATCGCGTGACGTTTAACAAAACTAAAAACGGAAAAGTTCGAATTATTCCTGTCTCTGATGAGGTTGTTAGTGAGATCAAAACAAAGAAATCCGGCCTTTTGTTTGACGTCAATTATGAGGAATATCGCAAGGTGCTTCGCAGTGTTAAGCCAGACCTACCAAAGGGACAGGCTGTACATGTTCTACGCCATACCTTTGCAGCTCACTTTATGATTAATGGAGGAAATATACTTACGCTCCAGCGAATTATGGGGCACGCCACGATTCAGCAAACTATGACCTATGCGCACCTCGCTCCTGATTTCCTCCAGGATGCAATTTCACTTAATCCGTTAAAAGGAGGCATCCACATTTCATCCACATAA